CGTAAGAAGAAGCTGATACAAAAACTAGAATCCGTATTTGGTGTAGCCGTTGAGCTAGAAGGCACCATTGGTGATCTAGTAGAACGCACTGATCAACGCTACTTGACGTGGTTCTTCGGAGAAGTATGGAAACCACGCACCGAACAGTATCAATGGACAGGCTATCGTATTGCAGAAGAAATTTGTCGTGCTGACCCACAGCGTGTATTGGACGTAGGCTGTGGATACAATCCGTTTAAGGGACGTATTCCAAATCTAGTGGGCATTGATCCGTACAATAACTGTGCAGACTTCCAGGTTGATATCTTAGACTATCGAGTAGAGCCTGAATCACACGATCACATTATTGCATTAGGCTCAATTAACTTTAACAGCCGTGAAGAGATCGAAGAACGATTTAGTGCCACAGTAAATCTATTAGCACCCGGAGGTAAACTTTGGATGCGTGTCAACCCGGGTCACAGTCATAAAAATGGACCATGGGTTGAAATATTTCCATGGTCCTTTGAAATTGCTTACGAGTTGGCCAAGAAGTTTAACCTAAAACTTGAAACACTAAAGCAAGATCAGGATAGACTATTCTTCTTATTCAGCCGGCCTTAGCCTGTAATAATTTGTTTCTTGGCTGGCACATCGATGCCGGTTGTTGCTTTAATGTAAGAGACTTTGACATCTTCTCTTGTGGGGGCAATCATAGAAATTGCTGACGCATACAAGATCACATCCTTGTCCATTTCGGCAGTAAACATACTGGGCATTAGCATCGGAGCACCACCGTTTGGACTGGGTCCAATGCTAACAGGTTGTTTAACAACCAACATACCGTCGTCAATCTTCATAATTTTTGCCACAACTTCTTCGCCAGAAGTAAGTTTGATCGTATTGATTTCGCCTTCGTTCATTGTTATCCTTTAAGTTGGGTCCAAAATTCTTCTGATTGAGCAGCCAGACCCTGATAGCCACCCGGAATGAGTGTAGTTCCGTTGAAAATCTGTGGCACGCTACGCAACCCTTGCTCTACCAAGTAGTCGCGAGATTCTGTGAGAACACCTACGTTAATTGTAGTATATTCAACACCTTTGGTTTCTAATAATGCTTTTGCCATATCGCAAAATGGACAGTTGTCACGAGTGTAGATTGTTAACATTTTTTCCTTTTATTATAAATATTATTGTAGTTCGCGGAAGTGAGATTCCCAACTACTCTAACGCTTAAATGGAGCATCAGCAATGATATTTAGTAAATCATCCCCACCCAAAGGTAGTTATGTATATGCATATCTTCGTAGTACCGATAACTCTCCTTATTATATAGGTAAAGGAATTGGATTACGAGCAATTCGGAAACATAGCATCTCTGTTCCCGCTAACCCACTTAAAATTATTGTACTCGAACAAAACTTAACGGATCTAGGTGCTTGTGCTATCGAACGCTGGTTAATACGTTGGTACGGTCGTAAAGATTTAGGAACCGGAATACTACATAATAAAACCGACGGAGGAGACGGAAGTGGCGTTGGAACAAAACAATCCGTAGAAACAATACAAAGAAGAATAAGCAGTGAAGGTTATAGAAATAGAAACAGTAATCGAATATATCCAACCGGTTCTAATCATCCGATGTACGGAAAGAAGAATATTTCGGCAAAGCACCGTATGTTAACTGATAACCCGGCTCAAACAAAAGAAGTTAAAGATTTATTACGAATTGCAAATCTAGGAAAAAACAGCCCGGTTTACGACTATACAGTATATACGTTTTGTCATAAAGATAATTCAGTTGTTAATATGACACAGCATGAATTTAGAACAACGTACGGATTGGATTCCGGTGCAGTAAACAAACTAATACACCGTCATCCAAAATATAAGTCGGTCAAAGGATGGTCGTTGATTCAGATATTCGGAAGTTCATCGTAGTTGATAATTGAATCCATCACCCCAATTACATAATTCGTTGATTCTGTTTCTTGCAATGCTGACTGCTTCTTGCTGATATCCGTATGCTTGTTGAACCAAGGAATAGGTGTGGTACGCGGTGCTGTGCCTTGATATTTGATACCAATCTGCTTGAGTGCATCTACGGCTGTGTAGTCCACAAAGTCCATTAGGATGTTGGCGTTGAGTCCAATTACAGGGCCTTTCTTAAACAGGTAAGTGGCCCAATCTTTTTCTTCTTGGATAACATCTTTGTAGATCTCGTATACTTCTGCTTCACACTCTGCTTTGGCTTCGGCAAAGCGTGGATCTTCTTTGACCACCTGGTTGATCAAGAACGCAGTCCAACCTTTATGTAACAGTTCGTCTTGTAAGATCAAACTGATGATGTTGCCATTGCCAATGAATATACGGTTCTCAACCATTGCTAAACTTGTGGCAAAGCTGACCATAAAACGGAATGCTTCAAGTGCGTAGCTAGCATGTAGTGCTAACCAAATTGCTTTGATGTGTGCCTCTTCGCCGGCCATTTGTGGATCAATTTCTTTGTAGCAGTTGATCTTGTGCAGTTGGTCATAGTACTTGCCTATACTTGCTGCCATACCAACAATCTCTTGTGTGTCGTGAATAGTGTTAAACACATCCTTTGGTACATTATAGATGTTACGAATAATGTGACTGTAGCTGCGACTGTGAATGTTAGTTTCAAAGAAGCTCCAGTTATACATTAAGGCTTCAAGTTCGGGTAGGCTCACACATGGTGTGAACACTTGTGCTGGGCCACGACCTTGTAAACTGTCAAGAGCTGTTTGACGCAACAGGTTGCTGGTGAATATATGTTTTACAGCATCACTGGCATCTTTGAAATCTGCTGCATCTTTAGTAAGACTGATCTCTTCAGGTACCCAAAAGAAACCACGTGCTGTGGTTTCAAAGTTGGCAATCTTGTTGTACTTGACTTCTTCAAAGCGTTGGATAGTGACTGGGCCTGCTGGATCTAGAAACATCTTGCGATTCAAGTAATCTGTTTTTGTTGCTAAGTTGTATTGTTGTTTTGACATAATTTCCTGTTATTCATTCTTTTCTGCAATGGTATAAAACCAATCATCACCTGCGGTCCATTTGCGTGTGCCATCTACTGTAAATATGGTCTGTGCAGCTCGGAAGTCTGGGAATTTTACTGTCCCTGAAATCAAACTTTGATCGTACCACAAACATCGATTGTTGGGTTGACAAGCAAACTGACCGTTCTCTAACCGTATAAAATTAAAGCTCTTGTGTTCTTCAGCAACTTCAGTAAAGCCAGTGTCTACATCCATACCGTCGGCACAGAAGTCCACGGTGAACAAGTAAGTGCCGTGATGCCATTCTCGATCTTTGCCTAAGAACTTGACACCTAAATTACGCAAGCCTATTTTTTCAATAATAGTAAAACGATAACCCATACAATCCCATAGTTGTAAGGTATCTATAGGTAGGTTACCTGTGTGATCTTGTTTCCATACATAAGCATGGATGGGCAGTTTATCGTACAGTGCCCCGTAATTGGGCAATAATGATTCAATGCGAAACACCTGGCCGCGCAGGGCTTTGAGACTGACCCATATTGCAGGTTCTAATTCACCGTGGCCTTGTTCGAAGTTATAGAGAAACTCTCTTTTAACAAAGCATTTGACAGGTGGAAGTGATCCTACAATATAACTCATGTCAATATTTTCCTGACGCCAGCACAATCTTACAAATGTGCTCCAATCGTTCTATGTGCTCGTATGCACGCCATGGACTTGTGTCAACAGCAACAACACCGTGTCTATCCATGCCAATTATATTGTACTTGATCTCACCTGTATCTGCATTTAATCCAATGTTCTTTATACAGGCATCGGCCAAGTCTTGTGTGACAGGTGGTAATATGCCAACATTTGGACCAACTGAGGTATATCGACTCAGTTCTGGAAATTGGTCGAGTAGCCACGGTAGGCTAATACCTGCATACATTGCTGCTGTAGTATAGGTTGGATGGAAGTGCATGACTACTCGCACTTCGGTATCAATCTTTCTTTGCAGACCTAAATGCATAGGCAATTCACCGCTGGGTTTCAAATTTGCACTGATATCAGTGTAAGGTTCTTCTTTCCACTCTAACCCATTGGTACTGATCTTCTTAAACTGATCTGGTTGAAGAGTTTGTTTACGCACACCAGTTGGAGTAATATAAAAATGGTCTCGGCCGTGATGGCGAATACTTACATTGCCATCACGGCTTGTAATCCAATTACGCTTGTAAGCGTCTATCATAATATCACATATTGTTTCTAACATTATTAGTTACCGGGTGGATTCTGTATAGGCAAGCTGACAGGGTATTGCGCACAAGCGTCGGGGTTTCCTTGACCAGCTTCTGTTAAAAATGTGGTTGCTGCCGGAACTTGCCCAGTAGGGCATGAACATACAGCTATACCGTCGGCGCCTTTGACACAATTCCAACTAAAGCAGTTGCTGGATTTGGCACCAAGATTTAAACTGGCATCACACTTTTGAATTTTGGCTAGCTTGTTCCACGGCAATGGACTAAAGTTGTTGGCTTCTTGTGGATAGTATAACTTAGGAGCAAACAGACTCCATACGTGATTGCTGTCTGTTGGAGTGCAACTACCTTTCATATTTCCTGCTGTGGTGTCAGCAATAGCATGACCTTTGAGAATAGGGCAACGACACACTACTTCTGGATAAGGTACGCCGTTGTTACCAGTGATTGTTTTGCCTGTGGGTGTACAGGTACTGGCTGCACACAGGGCATACTCACCGTCGCACAACGTAATACCAGCTGTATCTTTGGCCTGTACATTAAATGCTACGGTTGCTAAGAGTAATAGTAATAATTTTTTCATTTGTATTTCCTTTTAAAGTTTACATGCTTCACAATCTTCTTCGTCGTCGAAGTCGATAGCTTCTAACATTGTTGGCGTATCTTCAGGTGCAGCCTTGCTACCTTGTTTGTTAATCAAACTATAGTAGAAAGTTTTAATACCCCATTGGTGTGCTTGCATCAAATTCTTGGCAATTAAAGTTGTTGGGACTTTGCGTCCAGGAAAGTGTGCAGGATTATAGAATGTGTTGG